GTCAGGTCGTAACCGTAAATGAACACATCGGCGGTGGCCGCTGCGCCTTGGACGGTAGTGTTGCGGATATACAAGGGTGTGCCTGTAATCGAATTAGTCGAAGTGGCGGCAGTTACCACAACCTTGGTTGTGCTGTCATTACCACTCAAAGCATAAGTCGATTTTACCGTTGTGCCTGTTGCGCCTGGGCCTGTATAAACGGCCAAATAGGCGCTTGTCAGGCTGGTCGATGCGTTTGCAACGATGATACTTTGAACGCTTACATTACCGGCCACCAGGATGGGGGCAACGGTATCTGCAACTAGGTTCAAATTGACACCCTGGGCCGATGCAATAAGGCGCAAAGCCTGGTTCGTTGCAAGGTTTGAAGGGTGAATGGATTGTGTTGATGCTGGCCCTGGATTGCTCATGATGATTTTCCTTAAATGTGTTTAATGAAGGGTGGCCGAAGCCACCCCGCTTTTTTTAGGCTGCAACGCGGCAAGCCAGTTCAGGATACAAGGGCGCCCAACCATACAACACGTCAAGGCGCGTAGGGATTGAATCGTTGTTAATTGTATACTGGCGTACTACACGGATGGACAATCCTAGGTCTTTATCACTAGCACGTCCAGCAAAGTGAACCCCGTCAGGCAATTCCAAATCAGCGGTTGCCACGGTCGCAAAATTTTTGTGGAAAATTAAGTTCTGTGGGCTGACAACGCCGGTGTTGTTGAATGGTGTAACAACAGCGGTGGCGCTGGTGGAAGTCACAACAACGTTTTGGAATTGGCCACCGGTAATGACAGCGGGGCTGACAATCACGGAAGTGGTTCCCGAAGTAGCAACAGTCACATCGGCAGTCACGACAAAATTACGCACTTTGCCGTAGTTTTGACGGTTTTGTGGGTTAACGCCATAAATGCCAGCGATTTGAATCACATCGCCTTGTTTCAAACCAGCGGTTGCGGTCGTTGCAGTCAATGCAATGGTGGACGTTGAAGCCCAACCGGTTGACAAAAAGCCGGTTCCGGTGGTTGTCGCGCAAGCCAATGTAGCGGTTGCGTAAGAACCAAAAGTTTGGGACACAACGTTTTGATCCATGTACCAGTTTGCACCAGCGGAATCGCGGCCCATCATGCCTTTGGTGTATTGTTTGCCAACCACATCGGAAGGAACAAACAAACCTTTTAGGCTGTCAACAATGGTTGCGGAAGTGAACGGTTCGATCACGATAGAACGGCGACCGTCACGGGGCGCACCTTCGCTGTCCAGGTAAGCCTGGCCGGTCAGGTAAGTAATCAAGCCGGTGGGCGGTGTGCCAGCCGTGCCGACAATGTTGGCCACGTTGTTTTTGGCCATAGTCAAGCCGTCATAATCCATCTTATTCGCAATGGCCGCAATCGCGGGTTTGAGAATTCGATCTGAAAATGCGTCCAGGCTCAAAGCCAAATCTTGGCTAGTAAATTGGGTGTCAACGTGAAATTGCGTGGACAAAGTAACAGGCACAGATGTTTCGTTGAAGTCTTCAACGTTCAGCGCGGGGCCAGTTGTACCGATGAAACGACCAGGACGACGAACGTTCAAAGTGTTACCGATTTTGGCGCCGGTGACAGCAAATTGATCGTCGTATTCGCGGGTGACGTTGTTTGTGAACGTAAGTTCGTTTTCCAAGACCATCAACGCTTCGTTGGTGATCTTGCTGATGGTAAGCAAATTATTAGCCATTTTTAAGTCCTATTGAAAAGGGTTTCGTTGTCAGCGGATACGCTTTTGTTGTCGGGCTGCTTTCCATTGTTGAAAAGTTCCGTGGAAATTGCCGTCGGCATCCACGTTGTTTTCAGTCTTGGAAATCGCCCCACGAATTGGCGAAATCGGCGCTGGCGCTCTTGATTTCACGGTGGCGGTTCGCACTTCCGGTTCGTCTTCCGTTTTGGTTGGTGCTTTTTCGAAGCGGGCTTCCAACTTCCCAATTTCACGAAGGGCTGAAATAACGGTTTTTTTTGCCAAGTTCATCGGCAAATTCGGGGTTTTCGGCCAAGTAATACAGGATTTGTGGCCCCGTGTCACTCTCCATGATCGCATCGCGCACCGGATCGGAAACCGACACGTTGCTTGATTGAACCATTTCGTCGAAATCCGGCAATTGACTTTTCGCTGCATTCACGCGGTCGGCCCAACCCTTTTCGAATTGAACCCGTTGTTCCGCGGCCTGGCGTTCGGCCACTTGCTTATCCCGTTCCATCAATTTCTTATCAGCGGTAAATTCAGCCAACGCTTTCGCGTATTCGAACATATCGTTGAATTCTTCAGGCTTGGGTTCCGGCCCCAGGTCATCCGCGGCTTGCGCCTTTTGTGGGTTGACCTTGGCTTCCAGTTCCTTAAACCTGGTTTCCAAAGATTCCCTTGCTTCACGTTCGCGTTGCGCTTCTTTACGCGCTTCCTCACGCTGCTTGGTTATCTCCGAAAAACGCCTTTCGATCTTCGGGTTCGGTTTACGATCCTTCTGATCTTCCTCTACCGTCGCCTCATTCCCTTCCCCGTCGTGTCCACTCTGATTGCTTTCGGCGTCCGGCTCGACTGCCTGGTCTTTCGACTTTGGCGTCGCCGCGGATTCCGCTGGCACATCAACTAAACCTAACTTACGGGCGGTGAATTCCGCTAAATTGTCACTTGTCACCAAGTTACCGGCAACTCGTTCCACTACTTCATTGTCTGACATAGGGTAACCCTAAGAATAAACCCGATGAAAACCCATC